CCAAAATGGTTAATGATAAAACAATGGGATACCACAGAAGATTGGTTTGTTAAATCACCAGTAGTAACTGGGTTTGGAACAGGTGGTACATTAACAAGAACACTTAAATTTAGTGATAACTCAACATCAACAAACTGTACTGTTAATATAACTGCAACTGGATTTAGACCTACAACTACAGATGGTAAAGCAAATGGTGATGGTAATGTATATTTATACATGGCGTTTGCAGACCACCCAATAGTAGGAACTAATGGAACAATAGCACTAGCTACATAGGAGAATAAATGGGAGTTAAACTAAAAAATAATGCATTTGGTACTTTAGCAGCTGGTATTAACAATTCTGTTACTACAGTCGCTCTCACTGCTGGACAAGGAGCTAAGTTTCCTACTACCAGTTCTGATGATTATTTTTATGCAACTCTTATTGATAGCTCAAATAATCTTGAAGTAGTAAAAGTTACTACTCGTTCAACTGATTCTATGACAGTCACAAGAGCTCAAGATAATACTTCGGCTAGGGCTTTTATAGCAGGTGATAGATTTGAACTTAGACCAAATGCAAAAGTCTTTGAAGATATATTATCAGAATCAAGGGATTTAAATGGAGCTGAATTTATTTTAGATGCTGATGCAGATACCAGTATAACTGCTGATACAGACGACCAAATAGATATTAAAATAGCTAACTCAGATGATTTTCAATTTACCTCAAACAAGTTTACAGCACAATTAGGTTCAGGAATATTATTAACAAAATCAACTGCTACTTCTGATGAAGCAAGTAGTGCTGGTAGTTTTACTGAAAATAATTACAACATATCTCATACTTTAACTTTAGACGGGACTTTAGCTGACGATGCTGTATTAGCTGACTTTACGGTTACATCTGATAAATGTCTTGTTACGTCTGTAGTTGTTGGTGTGTGTAGTCTTAAGTGTCATGTAGATATACATACAGTAGCAGCAGGTTCTTTTAAAGTTAGTGTAACAAATAAATCAGGCGGAACTTTAGCTAACGATTCAACTATGGTATTAAACTATGTCATTTTATAAACAGACACCTTTATTAATGTTTCCTAATGGAACAATAGCTAGAAGTAAAACAATGGTAGAAGGCTGTGTAGTAGTAGAAGAACCCGAATTAGAAAAGATTAATACAGTAACAAATGTAATAGACCAAACAAAAGCGGTAAAAAATGGAAGTTAAAGTAAAAGAAATGAAGGATAACAATGAATTAACTCTTGAAGTTGAACTTATTAAAAAAGATATTTACGATATTAAGAGTAATCATCTAACTCACATTGAAAAAGATTTGAGAGATGTAAAACGAGAAGTCTTTAAATTTAAGTATATAGCTTGGACAGCTATTGTTATTTTTGTCCTAGCTACAGATAAATTTACAGAAATAATTAAACTTATGTAGGAGAGATGTTATGCCAGGTGGAAAAAAAGTAGGAATGAAAACAATGCCAGGAAGCAAAGTTATTGCATCATATAAGTATGGTGGAATGGTTAAAAAGCCAAACAAAAAGTTTGGGAAGGGTGGCATGGTTTACAAAAAAGGAAAATGTAAATAATGGCTGCAGGAACCAAACATTACTTTAGAACAGGTAAGGAATTTAAAGGTGCTGTTCATAAAATGCCTGGAGGTAAAATACATACAGGCAAAACACATACTGCAAGTTCCAAACCTGTTGTTCATTTTAAAGATTTATCAACAAAAGCAAAAAAAATAGCGAGAGGATAATGGTATTAAAAAAACATCAAAACCCAACGGGTGGTTTAAATGCAGCAGGTAGAGCTCACTTTAATAAAAAAACTGGCTCTAAGCTTAAACCTCCAGTAACAGGTAAAGCCCCTAAAGGCTCTAAAGCAGCAGGTAGACGAGCTAGCTTTTGTGCTAGGATGTCTGGAGTTAAAGGCCCTATGAAAGATTCTAAGGGCAGACCAACAAGAAAAGCCTTAGCATTGAGGAAATGGAAATGTCGGAAGAAGTAACAGTAAAACGTTGTGTATGGATATTTCTGGTTCTGATATTGGTTTATGGTATAGCTGATGCTATAGGAGATGTAACAAGCTCAGGCAGCACCACAAACACCCAGTCCAATAACGCTGGTTCTAACACTGCGATAACAGGTGGGTATGAATCGAGTACTACATATCAATCAGGTTCTAGTTCTAACAGCACAACGAATAATGAAACTAATAACTCTACAAATCAAAAGACTGCTGTAAACAGTGCTAATTCGCCTGGTATGAGCGTTTATGGTCAAGACAGCTGTGTTATACCCTTAGCGGCTGGAGTCACTGTAATTGGCTTCTCAGGCTCTTTTGGGAGCTATTACACAGACCCAAATTGTGAAAGAAGAAAGTCTGTAGCTGTTTTAGCTAAACTTGGCATGAAGGTTGCAGCAATATCACTTATGTGTCAAGACGTTCATGTGTGGAAAGCCATGATGGATGCGGGCACGCCATGCCCAGTCGATGGCCTCATTGGAGAATCTGCAAAGAAAAGGTGGATGGAAAAGCGTAAACAAGAATTAACAGGAGCTACTGCTGCAACTAAACCGAGTATGACGTGGAATGATTAGAGTAATAATATTATCTTTAATATTAACTAGCTGTGCTACACACTCAGTAACATTAGGTCCAATGACAATTTATGGGAGTAACGAGCAAGAAATATACTTGCCTGAAAGAGAATGAAATACTTAATCCCTTTATTATTTCCTTTATCTTTGTTTGGTGAAACAACAGGCAATCTTTTAAATCAAACTTATTTTAATGGCAGTACACCTATCAATGGTTGGTCAGGAACTAATGACCATAGTCATGGTGGCTCAATTATTGCTGGTGTTCATGGTGAGTATTTAGAAAACACAATTACTTTAGGAGATACTCTTAATCAATCTCAAATGAATGGTGGTTGGACATCTACTTTTGGCAGTGACATATGGCATTGGAATGATTATCAATCTACAGTTAGAATGACACAGATTATAACAGGAGCAGATGGAAGTGTTACAACACAAGTAAGAGATGTTGTTAGTTCACCTTGTGGTGGTAATAATTGTGGTAGTTATGTAACTTATACAGACTCTTACACTCAAGGAATTAATAATCAATCTAACTTTAATATCAAAGTAAGATATGACTTTTCAGATACCAGTCAATCTAGTTCTCACTGGTCTCCTGATATAAAAAATCCTACATTAATTATAGAACATAGTCTTTTGTCTGTTGCACAACAAAGCACTATATCAGAAATAAATGAAACAATAGATGAAACTATACAACAACAAGTAGAAACAGTAGAATTTATACCAATAGAAGAGTTTACTTTTGAGGTGTATGAAGAACCAGTCATCCAAGTCTTTGAAGAAATATACATTGAAGAAATAGCTAAAGAAGAAATTAATATAGGAACAATTAACGTGTTCAAAGAAATACCTATGGAGGTAGCATATGAAGAACCAACGACCATCGAAACATTCTCAACAGAAATCCAAAGTTTTGAAGAAAACATTGAAGCAAGAGAAAGTTTCAACAACACGCCAACAAGCGAAGTCATACAAGAAATCTTTAGTGAGGAAGTCTACGAAACCCAAAACGTTGAAACAATCGTTGAACGAGAACCTGTTCGAGAAGAAACTAGCATCGGAAGCAGCACAGTTGTTGCTGAAAGACCAGAAGAAAACTCAAGCATTGAGACAGAAACAAGAGCAAGCAATGAGACAACATCAAGAGAAAACGAAGAAGGAGTTTCTACAGAGTCTAACTCACCGAGTAAAACAAATACCGCAGAAGCCTCTAGTAATGAAACTACAACAGAAAATTCTAATGTATCTAGCGAGTCTGAAACAGTTTCTAATAGTAATAGTACAGAAAATACAACTGTTGCTGAAGAAGAAGTAACCGATGAAACTGTCGGAGAAACAGAAACAGGAGGAAGTGAATCAGGAAATGGAGGAACTGAGACAGTTGCTGAAGGAGAAGAAACCCTCGAAGGCCGAGATACTGAGGTGGAAGAAGGCAGGGCTGAAAGAAACACTAGAGCAGATACTCAAACTATTTCAATAGAATCTATAGAAAAGAAAGTTAATGAAACTCTTAAACGAGTAGACCAAAGACTAATTGCTACTTCCCTCATTGTAGCTAGGGCTATGGAAAGCCCACTTTCTATGGACAATTATGGACAAATTAATAATAATATATTTATAAATCAATTAAATATTGATGGAGGTAGTTATGATGACCAAAGAGAATACATTGATTTGCGAGATATATATGCTGAGAATCAAAGTGTTTATAACGACTCTGTGGTACAGTATCAAACAAACATTCAGAAAAGTATTGATGAAGTTATAAGAACACAAGAACATTTAAAACGAATAAGAGGATATTGATATGGGAGTAAAAGAATGGCTTGGGATAGGCTCACTTATAATTACTTTACTGGGATTTGCAATCTTTCAAGGCAAATTAATCGAAAGAATTAATGTATTAGAATCACAAAAAGCAGTAGATATTAAACCGTTGACAGCAGACATTGCCATTAACAAAGCAGAGATAGCAGTATTAAACGCTAAAGTTAATGAGATGAAGGCAAGGTCTGACAATCCATTGGGAGGTGGTTTATGATGGGAATACCAATGGAATTATTAAGTATGTTGGCTTCGACTGTTTTGGGCGGGATAATGTCTATTCAAGCACAGAAAGGTCAAGCTCAAGCAGAGCGAGAGAAGATGCTGATGCAACGTGCAGAGTTTGCAGCAAAACAAACAGATAAAGCTAGACAAGTATCTGACCCACACACCAAGCACACAAGACGTTGGATAGCCTTAATGTGTGTATTTAGTATTATTGTAGTACCAATCGTGGCTCCTATATTTACTGATGTAAACATTGCATATCAGATAATGACGCAAGCAGATTCAGGATGGTGGATATTTGGAGAGACTTACGAGACATCTTATTTTGAAGAAGGTAATACGATTTATATAACTAACCTACAATCTCATACAATTTTTTCAATTATTGGGTTATATTTTGGAGGAAGTTTAACTCGTAAATGATTGATTCTAAAGGAAATAATTATGGCAGCATTTAAGTTATCAAGTTTTATTGGAGAAATATCTAAACAATCTTCTGAGTTAATACCTCAAAGTGCCGCACAAGAAGCACTTAATGTAAAGTTGTCGTCAGGTGATTTAGTTCCTTATAGAGCTCCAGTTGTTGTGGATAATGTAGAAAGAACAGGTACTATAAAAACTTTACACGCATTAAAAAATCCTGATACAAGTGCTTTAGTATGGCTTAGTTGGACTACAGATGTCGATATAGCAACGGCTTCAGATTCGTCTGATAATGAGCAACGATTTTATTTTACAGGAGACGGAGTACCAAAAGTTTCTAATTATGCTTTATCTACATCAGGTTCTGAGCCCTATCCAGCATCAAGCGGATACTATGAATTAGGATTAGATATACCAACAACTATTGCTACAGCTACAGCAACATCTTTTTCTGTAGTAAGTTCTACACATTATGAACGAGACTCTGGAAACACAGCAACTTTTTATGGTGGTACACATAACTTACGCACAGGCAACGTAGTAACTATTCGTGAGTTTGAAAGCTCTGATGAAGCTAAAGCTTTTAATGCTACTAATGTAGAAGTAACAGTTCTTAATGCTACTGATTTTCAATTTTACAGCCCTGGTGATGCGGTGTCTAAAACAGCTAATACTACTGGTAGAGCTGATATGGCAGGTAATACACAGCTTAGAACTTATGTATACACATGGATTACACCATGGGGTGAAGAATCAATTCCTTCTCCAGCTTCGAACGAAGTATATATAAAAGAAGGGCAGACAGTCACGCTAACAAATTTACCTACCGCAAAACCTTCTGGAGATAATTTTGTAAGAGGTATAAAACTATATCGTAGTGTTTCATCTCCATCAGTATCTGATTATTTTTTATTAGATATTTTATGGTTTCCTACTTCTACAGTAAGTTT